CATTGCTTTACTACAAATGCGTTCAGACAAGCTCGTATCTCGTGACTATGTACGTCGTGAGATTCCAATGGACTTAAATGTTACGCAGGAGGAACAACGTGTTGATATCGAAGAAATGCGCGATTCTCTGCGGGTGGCTGTTGCTCAGTATGCTCAAGCAATTCCAGCCCTTGCAGCGCAAGGCCAAGACCCTAGTGAGATTATCTCACGTATCGCATCTGTTATCCAAGGTCGTCAAAAGGGACAGTCATTAGAATCAGTTATTGAAAAAGCATTTACACCAGAACCACCTCCAGCCCAGCAGATGCCACCTATGGCACCAGGTATGGAGCAACAGCTTCCAGCAGCAGGTGCGGCCCCCGCTCCTGCCTCGCAGCAACCTCCACAAGAACAAGCTGGTCAGGCCCCTGCTGCTGGTCAAAAACCCGATATAGCCCAACTACTAGCTGGTATCACCGGCGCAGCATAATCAGAGGAGGTGTAATATGAACAAAGGATCACGTGCAGCAGCACCAATGGCTAAGCCAAAGGAAGGCAAGATGGACAACTCCAAGCCAGCAGGCGGCAAAGTAATGCCATCAATGATGCCAGCAGGACGCAAGGGAAACAAAGTCAAAAAGGGATAATAACTTTTTAATGGAAGGTGTACTGAGCGATGAAAGATAATGACTACGTTCCTCGCCCAGTGCGCTTTCTTGATTTAGTTGTAGTAGGCGTAGGCTTTCTACACAACATTGCATCATCTGTTGAAACATTAACAGGTGAGTTAATGGAGTTAACAATTTATCAATCAAATCATCTTACCCAAACTAATAGAGCGTGGGAAGATATGACAGCAGATTTAGAAAGATTAGAGGAGGACAAATGACAACCGAGCCAATGAATCCACTTGCCGGTCCTCCAGGTCCTGGTATGTATTCCACCCGTACCGATAAATTAGAATTAGGTTCAACAGCATACGGCGAAGGTGTTGAGACACAGGCTATTAAGTCTGGCGCTCCACTTAATAAAACTGCTGATGTAAGCCCTGCTCGTGCAGGCGACGTGCGTGCAGCAGCACAGACACCAGTAACAGGATTATACGCAACATCAGATGAAGTACGACCAATTACTGCAGGTTTAGATCGCGGTCCAGGTCCTGGTTCTAGCGCTTTAATGATGAACAAATCAGTAGTAAAACTTTCAGATTCTTTAGCAGCAATGCTGCCTTACGATACTACTGGCGAGATTGCGGTCCTGTACCAAGAAGCACTAGCGCAAGGTAACTAATGGCTGATAACATCAAAGCAGCCTCTCTTGCAGCAAACCTTCAGGGTCAATCAAAGAAGCAAGTTGACGATTTAGTCAAATCTCTCTTTGTCCACAGAGAATTATCTAACCTTCCTAAAGAGGTAGCTGCGGCTAAGTACGCACAATTGCCTCCAGATCAACAAGCAGATCTTGTTAAAAAGTATGGAACAGAAGACCCAATTACTAAGCCTTCTCGTGGTTGGTTTGGAACTGCTTGGCATTATGCAGCAAGCTACAATCCAATTACGCTTGCATTCAAGGGCGCTATTGAGGTATCAGATGCAATGACTCGCGCCTATCGCGCAGTTGCTATTCCATTATCTGAAGGCGAAATCGGATTTGCTTGGGATAAAGCAAACGATAAAGGCGATAAAGTTTTTAATGAAGGACGCATCGAAGATGCTAAAGCAAAGTATGGACGCGACGCAGTAGATATTGCTATGCGTATCAAGTCTGGCGAAGATGTTGGCAAGTTATTTGCAACAGCTACACCTGAACAACAGAAGTACATTATGTTGGCAGACCCACTTAACAAGTCTATTCCAAATGTTACTAACGTAGATACTGCTCGTGAATTATTTAATGACACTCTTGCAGAAGTAGATAGAGCAAAGTTCTCACCAGGTCGTCAGATTGCTAACGCCATCCTTCCTGAAGCACTTGAAAAGAATGGGCTAGTCTATGGCTTAGTCTCTGGCAGTGCAGATACAGCATTTCGTTTATTTGCAGACCCTCTTGTAGTTGCATCAAAGATGCGCAGTCTTTACGTAATAAGCAAGTACTCACTTGATGTTGTTACTAAAGGCGAAAAGGTAGCAGATTACTTTGCTAATCCTACTGCCACAGCATTCTGGGACCAATATGGAACCGCCTTGGCTAAGTACACTGGACTACAAAAGTCTAACAGTAAAGGAAAAGATTTAGTAGAGGCACGTAATGATCTTAAAAGATTAGCTCCTGAGTTTGGTCAAGAAGTAATCAGAGTATTCCAAAAGGCTGAAGTAGTAGATGCTAATACAGCAAAGGCTTTTCTGTTAAACACAGAAGAAGCTGTTGGTTTATTAAAAGGATCTGTAGGTCGCAAGCGCATTATTCTTCCACGTTTGGATGCACAACGTAAAGCACGTGTAGCAATTGTTACTGGTGCCGATAAGGTTATTAACATTGACCGTTTTGCTCCTAGAATTATAGACGACCTATATGGTCAACTATCAGATACAGATGGAATCCGTAAGACACTTACTGAAGATGCTACAATTCTTGGCGAAAAGATAAAGCAATCTAAAGACTTAAAAGAGTTTGTTCGTTTGCCATCCAGAGCCATCGGAGCACGTCTAGACAAGTTTAAGTCAAAGTTTAACATTGCTCCTATGTTCAAAGATGACATATTTGATGTCACTGCAGCAGATGCTTCAACACAGGTCTATCGTCTAGCACGTCTTGTAATGACTAAATACGATTCAAAAATGATTGCAGAAACTTTTGAAGCAGCAGCAGATGATATTGGTAAGCGCAAGGAAATGGTCAAAGGCATCTGGGGAACTATCGCAGAAGCACGTGGCCTAAACCTTACAGAAGCCGGTCAGAAGATTGTCAATCAGACTGTTACTAAGGGTGATGCTAAGTTCTCTGTAGCAAACTTTGCTGATGACTTTCAGGATCTTGGTGCAATACCATCTGACTATAATCCTTTTATGACTACGCCTAGCCTTGTAGATATTGATAGAGCAGCAGCACGTAGCGGTCTTATCAACAAGATGTTTGGTCAAGCTAATAAGCAGTGGGTAGATAATATGACTGGATACTGGTCATTCTTAACCCTTGCTGGTCCACGCTATGCTATTCGTAACGCATCTGAAGATTTAATGGTTCACCTTGCTATCGGTGGTAGTCCTTGGGGTCTTGCTAAGAGTCGCTATCTTTCTACTCGTGTCAACACAGCATTAGAAGGTGCAAGAAAAACTAGCACCTGGTCAGATAATCCATTAGGTGGAGTTCTAAGACTTCTTAATAAAAAAGAAGCAGCTAAGTTTGAGGCTGAAATTACAGCAGTTGATGATGTAATTGTTAAAGCACGCAATGAAATTAAATTAAAAAGAGAAGCAATGAAGATTACGACAGATCCTGTCGCTAAAGCATCTATTGCTGCGGAGATTGAAACTCTTAAAGCATCCACAGTTGGTGGTGCAGTAGGACAGACTCGTCGCATTATTGCTACATCTCTTACATCTGGACGAGTTAATCGTTACCGTGAAGCATTAGGTATGAAGCCTATGTTTGAAGAAGAGGCTGCAATCCTTGCAGAGCATCTTGTATACGGAAACTTAGATAACTCTTTGGCTATGGTTTCTGAAGGTGCAGGCAACTTTGCTACCGGTGGCGACTTCATAACAAGGTCAACTATCTTTACCCGTTCACACGGAGTTCGTAGCGAAGCTCTCATAATCAATGAGCCAAAGGCTACAAAGTATGGAGTTGCAAGAGCAGATCGTGAATATCGTGCTCGCTCATTGGGTAACCAAGATGAAGCAGCACTACTTACCTGGCTTATGCGTATTAACTATTACTCAAATGATAGACTTGGCGCAATCGCTGTAGCAAACCTTGATGATAAAGAACTTGCCATTGCAAAAATTATGGATTGGATGGATGCGAACCCATCTTTCCGCAAAGAAGCACAACTTGCAGCAAAAAACATTGATGAAAGACAACACGCTGAGATTGTTTACAATCGAGCTAGAGAAATCTTTGAAAAGCGTGGAACTGCAGCAGGTGCTGATAAAGATATCAATTTAGAACTTCTTAATAAGATTCGTGTGCGAAACGACCAAGGAGATTACATTATCTCTGGTCAATTATCACTAGATGATGTCTCTAAGTTAGATGATGCTGATATTCCAGGCTATGTTCTTGGACCTGCATTGGTTCCTTTGTCAGAATCTGGTAACGTAACTGCATCAATGATATCAAAGGGATGGACTTGGTTAGGTCTTGCTAACTCACGTATGTCTCGTCAACCTATTGTCTTTAATGAAATCATTAGCATTCGCAAGCAGATGAAGAAGTCTGGCTTTGAAGATGCGTATGTTCAATCTGTTGTTAGCAAGGTTGACCAAGCAGATCCAAAGAAGATTGCTGCAGCTACAGAGCGTGCTAAGCGTCAGTTTGCAACTATAGTTGAAGAGCGTGCGGTATCTCAAGTACTGCAGTATGTGGATAACCCACTAGTTCGTACACAATTAGCATTTGGAGCACGTAACTTCTCACGCTTCTATCGTGCTACTGAGGACTTCTATCGTCGTATGTCTCGTGTTGTTGCCTATAACCCAATGGCTATTCGCAAAGCAGCGTTAACATATGATGGAATCAGCCATAATGGTTGGATTCAAGAGGATGACCAAGGCGAAAAGTACTTTGTCTACCCAGGTATTGAACCTATTTATGCAGCAGTGCGTACCGCAATGACAACATTGGGTATCCCTGCTGACTTTAAGACACCATTCCCAGTACAATTTGGCGCACAGGTCAAGATGCTTACCCCATCTTTGAACCAAGATTCTCTTATTCCTACATTTTCAGGTCCACTTGCCGGTGTATCTATGAAAGTTATATCAAACTTAGTAGATGTTGCTGGAGCACCAGGTGCTGCAGACACAATTACTCAGTTAAGTATGGGTAAGTATGCAGTAGATCGCTCATTTGTATCAGCATTCTTACCAGCACACATCAATCGTCTATACGAGACTATGAATACAGATGAGCGTGACTCACAGTATGCAAGTGCGTGGCGTAAAGCGGTAACATATCTTGAAGCAGGTGGTCACGGACTGCCTGAAAGATACGATGAGACTGGTAATCTCATTCCTCCAAGCATTCAGGAACAAGAACAGTACCGTCAACGCATCAAGAACACAGTACTTGGTATTCTTGGTACTAGATTTGTATTTGGTTTCTTTGCTCCAGCATCGCCACAGGTTCAGCTCAAGGCTGATATGGCTACTTGGATTAAAGACAACGGAAAGACTAACTTTAAGCAGGCTTGGAATGGTTTACTAGACCAGTATCCAGGAGATTACGACGCAGCTATGGCTAAATGGGTGGAGTTATTTCCTAATGAAATCCCATTCACTGTATCAGAGTCCGAAAAGAAGACTGTTGCTGTTATCAAATATGCAGAAGAATCAGGCACGTTTGTAGAAAAGAACAAGGATCTCTTTGAACGCTATCCGCAAGGAGCGGCGTTCTTAATCCCACACAAGTCAGGTTTCTCTTGGGATGCTTACAAGACTATGAAGGATATGGGTCTAAAGTACAACAAGCGTGTAGATGAATACCTGCGTGAAGTACAAACTGCTGCAGATCTACAGGTTTATTACAGCAAAAAGAACGATTACGAAGTTTCTTTAACAACTAAGATTACAGACTTTGAACGCACTATGGCTCGTGAAGAGTTCCAGACTTGGGCTAAGACATTCAAGGCTGGACGACCATTAGTTCAAGAAGAACTCTCAGAAGGTGGCAAGAAGGCTATTGAGCGTATCAACGCTATTGATGACCTTCGCAAACTGCTCAATGACAAGACTGTAACAACACGCAGCCCTGTACAAAAGTCTCTCAAAGAGATGCTTGATGTCTATGATTCTTACAAGATGCAAAGACAAGCAATGGACACTCTTTCTGGAACTAGAAATCTTGTTGCATTTATGAAAGATTCTGCAATCATTAAGATGCGTGAACTTTCAAAAGCAAATGAAAATACTATGAGTGCTTACAATACATTGTTTGCATCGTTATTAGGAGATACTAATGGTTGAGCCAACTTACTCTGGTCCAGATGCTGCGCGAGCAATGGCTGCTCCTGCAACACAAACTAGTGGATTAGCCTCTAGTAGCGAAATTGCCTTTGACGTTTTCGTAAAGGGTATCTCACAAGCCTCTAATGATGCACGCCTTGCTTTGGCACAAAGATTAAAAGATGCAGGCATTTGGAAAGGCAAAGTATCAAGCAAGTTTGATCTTAAGTATTATACAGCTTTAGCAAAGTTAGAAGAAAAGTACCAAGGTCAAGTAGCACTAGACAAGATGGTTGGAGCAACTACTCCTACTGCACGCTATGATGTCCTTGCTGATATTATTGCAAATGGAGATGAAGATGGTGGCCCAAAGACCACCAAGCAAACTTATGTAACTAGCGCATCTCAAACCGCTAAACTGCTTAACGCAGTTGCTGTAGATTTACTTGAGCGTAACTTAACTAAGGCAGAACAAGCCAAGTACCTCAAGATGATTAACGCTGAACAGCGCAGACAACCTTCTGTCCAAACATCAGGTGATGGTTTTACAACCACTATGGGTGGCGTAGACGAACAACAGCTTATTACAGAAAAATTACAGGCAACCTCAGAGGCGAAGAATGTACGTGCAACTGATGCGTACACAGTCCTTATGAAAGAATTTGGAGGCCTGCGCTAATGGCAGTTAATGTAAATAAGTTAATTGAAGATGCTAAGAAGGCTCAGGCAACAGCACGTACTGCTGCTGAAAAAGCACAAGCACAGGCAGAAAAAGATAAGATAGATAATGAAACACGTGCGCGTTCTAAAAATCAAATGGATTATGCTGACACCTTAAAGCCAAGATTAGCAGACTATGAAGCACAACTTGAGATTTGGGCTAATAAGATTGCTCGTGGAGATAAGTTATCTAAAACAGAACAAAGAGAATTTGATAAATTAGTTAAAGACTATAACTCTGTTAATAAAACAATTGATGCTGCAATAAAGAAATCTAATGATATTCTCATAGAAGCACGTAGAAAAGTCTCATCAACACCATCTGCTACTCCATCAATGGGCGCTCCTACTGGGACACCTGTACAAGCACCTGGCGCACCAGTAGCAACCTCGACTACTGGTATTGAAACTACTCCAGCTAAAACAGATAAAATTACAGGCACTCCTCCGCCAAAGAAAGATTCAACAAAAACTCCACCACCAAAGGTAGAGACTCCTATAGATAGAGAAGCCGAAGCGTTAGGTGCTGCAGCTACTGCTGCAGATTTTGCACTACCAGAAACTTTGTTCAAGAATATACCAAGTCTTAATGCAATACTTAAAAAGTATGTGAATACACCTGGTATGACAACTGCTGCTTTGCTAAAAGAAATCCGTAACGACCTTTGGTACAAGCAGAACTCTCAAGAAATCAAAGAACGTTATGTTCAGTATTACAATTATCGTGACTTGCAGGCATCAGGTCGTGCTCAAGGCACTACTGATTATGAAATGCAGATTAACAAGATTGTTGCAAGCCTGACAAAGAAGGCAGCTAAACTAGGTTCAGCAGCAGCATCAGACCCTGCAGCCTTACGCAAAGCAGCAGAAAACCTTTACATTACTAACCGTAGTGAAGATGATTCCTTTATCACAGACTTTCTTGCAGCATCTATTCGTCCAGTATCTGGAATGATTGGTGGCAAAGTAACTGAAGGATATTCAGGAGAAGCACTTGCTAACTACAAACTGCTTGTTACTGCAGCACGTGATAATGGATTCCAAGTAAGTGACATAATTCCAGGTGGCTCTAATGAACAACAAGTTCTTCAAGGTATTGCCTCTGGTCAAATTGACGTTAACCGTGTAATTGCAGATGCTCGTAAATTAGCATCACAGGGTCAGCCTACTTATGTTCGTGACTTACTTTCCCAAGGTTATAGCCTTAAGCAAGTCTTTGCTCCTTACCGTGAGGTGATGGCTAACGTACTTGAAATAGGTGACTCAGACCAGATTGATCTTAACGATCCATTACTTCGTTCTGCTATTACTGATAAAGGCGATATGAACCTTTATGACTTTAGAAAATCTTTACGTGCAGATAATCGTTGGCAATATACAGACCAAGCACGTAGTGATGTTTCATCAATGACTTTAGAGGTCCTTCGTGACTTCGGATTCCAGGGGTAAACAATGGGTGCATACGAAGACGCAGCCGAAGCGCGTATAGCTGCTAGAAAAGCAGCAGCAGATGCAGCAGATACAGCAGAAAGAGCAAGAATTGCTGCAGCAGGACAAGCAAACGCTGCATCAACGACTTTAACTCGTGCTCAACAAGTAACTGCAGAACGCCTTGCATCATCACCTATTGCTCAAGAAGCAGCTAGAACAACTGCAGCACTTAAATCTTTTACTGCAAAGGGTGGACTACTTGGTGTGCCTGGTAGCAATATATCTTCTACCAAAGCTGCTGACCCAGCATCACTTGCTAAAGTTGGAAGTAATATCTTTCAAATGCTTGGTGGAATACTTTACTTTAGTGGTGTTCCTTTTACTGGCACTGAGGGTGGTAAAACATATAAAAATGGTGTTGAAGTTGTAGCTGAAGGTGACACTGAAGATACTGGTGATACAGGTAAAACTGGTGGAACCACTTACACAGCGCCTGATGGCAAGATATTTACAGACCTTAATGCCTACAACGCTTATATTGCTAAAATAAAAGCAGATGAAAAGGCACTGGCTGGTAAGTCTGCTTACGACATTCTTTATGGTGAGTTTAATAAATACGGTATGGGTTCTTTAATTGAACCATTAAAAAAGTTTATTCAAGATGGTTTGTCAAAGTCTGAACTCGTATTAAAGTTGCGTGAAACACCACAATATCAGGAGCGCTTTGCAGCAAATGCACTTCGTATTAAAAATGGGTTTGCAGCTATTGATGAAGCAACCTATTTAGATCTTGAAGATAAGTACCAAAGTATTATGATGAATTATGGTTTACCAGCATCCTATTACGAACGAGGTGCTTTAGGTAAGCAAGCAGGATTTGAAAACCTTATTGGTGGCAACGTTGATCCTATTACTTTAGAAGAGCGTATTATGGAAGGCCAGAAAGTTCTCAAGGGTAGCAAAGATATTAAAGATGCTATTGGTCAATTCTATCCAGGTCTTAACAATAGCGATTTCCTTGCCTATGTTCTTGACCCTAAGAATGCTTTGGCTGAGATTAAACGTAAGGTAGCTGCTGCTGAAATTGGTGGCTCTGCAATTCAATCAGGGTTAACAACTAACGTTGGACGCGCAGAAGAACTAGTAGCACAGGGCATTACTAAAGCGCAAGCACAACAGGGCTACGGCACTATTGGTGGCGGCCTGCAGCGTGGCTCACAACTTGCATCTATCTATGGAGAAGACCCATACACACAGACTACTGCTGAGAAGGAAGTCTTTGGACTTGCTGGAAAGACAGAAGCAGAGAAACAACGTAAGAAACTTACCGGACTTGAGAAGGCCACCTTTAGTGGTCAAAGCGGAATCTCATCTGGAGCACTCACACGAGATCGTGCTGGCGCTTACTAAATAAATAAACCTGCCAATGGGGCGACTGGTCCATTGGAGCGACAACAAAACCAGGAGTAGGAGCCATACCGTTTCCCCAAACGAATATGAGGCCTATGCCAACAACTAATAGGGAGAAGGACCACTATGTCCAATTACGACTACGAGGATGATGACGACTTCACAGAAGATTCGTCTAACGATCTAGTAAAGCAACTACGCAAGGCATCGAAACAAAAAGATAAAGAACTGCAAGAGCTTCGTTCTCAGTTTGAAACTTTAAGTAAAGGCCAACGCGAAAGAGCAATAAAGGATGCCCTCGCAGCTCGCGGGGTAAACAGCAAAATTGCTTCATTTATCCCACAGGATATAGACCCAACTGAAGAGTCTGTATCTAAATGGCTTGAAGACTATGCCGATGTATTCGGTATTGAAGTAAGCCAAACCCAGACACCTAATGTAAATCC